ATATATATATATCAATCCTTTATACGGATTTAAGAAGACTACTAATTCAAGTAGTCTTCTTATTATATTATAAATCAATATGTTCTACTGTGTAATTATCACTACCACATAACATATCTAAATTTCTACGAATCATCTCCATAGTTAAATCGAAATCTTCAATATCATCAAAATCGTAAACTCGTTCAGATGTTGCACCATTACTCTTTGTAATACGGATTAATTTCTTCATAGACCTTACTCCTCGATTCTTTGTACTGATAATACGATATCTCCTCTACCCATCTTAATCATCTTCTCAGCTTTTGCTATTCTCATAGAAACTGGAATATCACTAACCTTAAGATTGTATGGTTCTGTAACTTTCTTAAATGCTTTAATACTATCACTATTATGAGTTGCTAATAATGCTACTAAGTAGTCATCTTTATCTAATGATATTAGTGATAATAATTCACCTTTTCTCTTAGATACTGGAAGTAAATTAAGATCTGTTTTCTTAACCTTACCATTAGCTGTAATATATACAAGATTATCAAATCCTCTACTAATGGTATCTACACCACTAACATATTCACCATCTGGTAAATTTATTAAATTAGTACCTCTAGCAGATGAAGACAATAGTCTTATATCTTGTACTGGTATTCTTAAACCATTACCTTTATTAGTATAGAGAATAACATTCCCTTTACTATCTTTCTTAGTAGGTAACGCTGTAACTAATTCATCACCATCAGTAAGAGCTATTGCAGTTTTACCATCTGGACATTTATCAAATGCTGTTGATAGAGTTCTCTTAGCAAATCCATTCTTAGTAAAGAATGTATAGCATACATTATCATTAGTTGCTCCTTTATCTAATATAGCAACTACTTCACCAGATACTTTAAAGAATCTACTAATCTCAATACCATTCTCATCTGGTGTGAATGATGGAATACCAGCTACTGGAACTCTAGTAATTGTACCTTTACTATCTAATACCATAATAGATTTAGTATTAGAAGTTCTAATAGCAATAGTTGGTTGAGATACTAGATTACCTAATCTTCCAAGAATAGGAGCTACACCTTTAACAATATCTATCTTCTTAATATATCCATCATTAGAAATTGCTACAACGTGTTTAGTATCCTTAATATCAATACCTTTCTCTCTAACTAATTTAGATCTTCTAGGTTCTCCAAATAACTCAATACCTTCTCTGAGTTCTTTACGAATATAATCATCAAATCCACTAGGTGATGCTAACATACTCTCTATCTCACTAATTTCCTCAATGAGTTCTTTCTTACGTCTTTTAAATCCATCTCTAGCTTCTTTATTATAATCTGAGAATCTCAACTTCTGAATAGCCTTAGCTTGTAATGATGTCATATGAATCTTACTATCTCCATACTTAGCTAATAATTTATCTATAGCATCTTGCTCATTATTAGCCTTACGACATATCTCAATAGTATCATCTAAATTATCCTTATTAAAGACAAATATCTTAACATCATTCATATGCTGTTCTTCACTTAATTGGATATACTTATTATTGAAGATTGATTCTACAATCTCTCGTCTAAAATCAATCCAATCTAATAAGTACTCTTTAGGTGTATAGAGTTTCTCTTTATAATCTACTATGAAGTTTAATCTAACACCATATGATTTTCTTAATCCAATATTGAGATCAATTAGATCTGCCAATACTTTATTTGGATTAACATCTTTATGTAATACGATAGAGATATTATAACCATCATCTGGATTAGTATAATCTCTAACATCTTTAATTCCAGATATCTTCTTCTCTAATACTGCCATAGAAATATTCTTCAATAAATCTGATACTCCTACTAATAATGGTAAAGATGTAATATGAATAATATTAGTCTTATGATCTATACTACAAGTAGCTTGTGTATTAACTTTACCAATTCCAGTATTAAGAATCTCAGTAATATGTTTATCAACAATAACATCACAACCAGTAGGGAAATCTGGAACTAAGTTAATTTTACTATCTGGATCATCTAATAGCTTAATTGTTGCTTCACATACTTCTTTAAAATTGTATGGTGCAATATCTGCTGACGTTCCATAACCAATATTACTAAATTGAGGATTAACTAATCCAATAGGATACTTAGCTGGTAAATATTCAGGAACTAATTCTGTACCTAAGTAATTTAGTTTAGTATCCACCTTAGAATACTTATAGTCTTCAAAATAACACTTGTATGCAAAATCACTCAATTTAACTTCTAGGTATCTTCCAGCGGCTGGTTCTTTACCTTGTCTGTTACCGAAGTTTCCTCTACCATCAATCATACAAATATTATTAGTCCAATCTTGTCCCATTCTGGCTAACACATCCATTACGGATGTGTCACCATGTGGGTGAAAATTACCAATAGTATCTCCAGCAACCTTATTTAACTTCTGATAGGATCTACCATTATTCTTGAGATTATATAATGCATATAACGCTCTTCTTGATACTGGTTTTAATCCATCATAAGATGCTGATAAGTTTCTTGCGATATTTCTATTGATACCATGAAGAGTCATATACTTAGTACTGAAATCTCCAATATCAACTTCATCACAGTTATCTGTGTTAGTGATAAAATCCTTAATATAGAATTTATCCATCTTCTTTTTATTCTTACCCATTATATTTATACCTCCTCATAAATTATGTATCAATCTCATCTGGGTTTACATCATAGTCTGCCATAAGTTGTTTTCTTAATACTCTATACTCTTGACTATCATCATGTAATATACGCATCTTCCTTAAATCTTCTTCAAGATCTGTAATAGTCAATCTAACTAATCTACGCTTACGAGGATCCATAATAGTCTCAGAAATTTCATCATACTGAGCTTCACCTAATCCCTTAAAACGAGTTTGTATAGTAGCATTATATTTACTCATAGCATTACAGAATTCTGCAATAGTACCATAAGTTTTATCCTTCTTAGACTTCTTATCAGACCATGATAGATTAATACCATAGATAATAAAGATATCTATCAATGATTTGAATCTTCTAATAAATGGGACACTAATATTCAATGCTTGATATCTACCATATAATGGACCAGATATATGTCTACCTTCAATTCTCAATTCTGGGAATTTCTTATTTAAGGTCATCATAAGATTATCAACCCATTTAGGATTATCAAATAATGAATCTATAGCAGATTTCAATTTCTTCTTATCATTGATAATAGCACCATTAACAAATCCTCTATTAGAAGAATCTTCTGATATGATTTTACCACAAGCACTCATAGTAACAATATAACCAACCATTTCAATCAATCTATAATCTACAGAAGTATGCTCTGCAATATAATCTATAGTATCCAGATAATTCTCAATATCTGTAATAAATTGAGATAACTCTTTCTTAGATAACTTCTCACCATCTTTATTATAGACATTAACACTATCAACTACATTCTCTTTATAGATCTGGAGTAAGTCAGATTTATCCATTGCATACTTCTTACCACTATTCTTAATTCTATACAATGGTGGAAGAACTCTATATAATCTACCAGATTCAACTATTGGTTTTCCTACTAATAAGAATAATCCAGCTAAACCACCCATAATACCACCACCATCAGTATCTGCATCTGTAGCAATAATGATCTTATCAAAATAGAAATTATCCATATTACCATTTCTCGGATCATACTTAATTGCTTTGAATAGTGTACTATATTCATTATTCTGCATAATCTTACTAATAGTATTCTTATAAGCATTAAGTGTCATACCTCTAACACCCATTACTGCTTGTACATCAGGATTTCTACCATCAATAATAGAACCTAGAGCTGATTTCTGTCCTTCGACAACATACAACTCTCTATAATCATGCTTACCAGTATTATTTGCTGGTGTATAATTATCACTTAATCTATCTTCAAATGAATTAGTCTTCATCTTAATAGTCTTAGACTTACGCTCATTTACTTCAATACGAATCTTAGCATTAGTCTTAATGAACTTACACATACTTTGAAGAGTAGATTGATTATTAGTGAAATAGTCTTTAATACCTTTAGTAATCATTTCTCTAATAGTAGGAATAATTGCATCATTAGAAATTTTAACTTTAGCATTTCCAACAAATCCAACCATTGCATTAGATGATAGATTGACGAATAATCTCATATCCATTTTAATATCTTGCCATAAGATATCTATCTTCTCTCTTTCTCTATCAGATAATGATTTCTTAGTTTCATATTGAAGATATCTACAAATAGCATCTAATGAAACATCTACATGATATCCACCTTCAATAGTCTCAGCTAAATTACAGAATGATTTAGTGATAGTATTAGTAGATAAATCTTTATCACTATCATAAGTGAATGCAACTTGTAAGTTGACATCTTTAACTACATCAACACTCTTACCATCAATTACTGCTGGTTCATTATACTTAGATTTTAGATCTAATACAACTGGTGTAAACATAGCTTTTCTAGTAAACTTATCAATCATCTCATAGAATGGAGATTGCTTAAGTTTAATAGTTCTAGGAGTACCATTCTCATCAACTACTTTAACTACTACTTTGATATTCTTAGATGAATTTAATAGATGGAGAATATCCTCTAACCATTTAATCATCTCATCAATATCTATATGACTACCATTTCCAAGATAATATTCATTCGGAATAAATCTAATAGTTGTACCACTAACCTTATTCTTATTCTTAGTAATACTATCCTCAATCTTTTTACCATTCTCAAAAAGAATTCTATGTACCGTATTCTCCTTAATACGATAACTAATAACTTCAAATTCAGATGATAGTGCATTAGTAACTGTAGAACCTACTCCAAACTCACCAGCAGTTCCACCAGATTGTGATCTAGTTGATTTACTACCAGAGAATTGCTTAGTGAAGAAAATCTCTAATGGGTAATTATCTTCTGGAAATCCTCTACCATCATCTGTTACTCTCATCTCTCCAGTTATTTTATCATATCGAATCTCAATATTCTTACCTGGAGAATTCATATCCATACATTCATCAAATGCATTTTGGATAATCTCTCTAGCAATATGATTACAACCACCATTGCCTAATTGGACTAAGTAGAAATTAGTCTTAGCCTGAATCTTCTCAATGTCATCTTCAATGTACCCCATCTGCACATCTTTAAAATTTTTAGCCATTATCTTATTCCTTTCTTTAATCAATACTAACTTTATATAATGCCTATAATAAAGTTTTTGAATAGATAATATTATAGACGACCTATTACTCGTAGTACTTTATATAATACTAACAGTAAAAAATAGAGAATGCTTTGGTAGTAGCATTCTCTATTCTGAGGTTATAAGAGGTATATCCCATCAGTTTTAATGATCGTTTAAATATTGGAGAGATGTGGGATATACCCAGAGAGTATATTTAAATGTCGTCACGGTTATTATTCAAAAATACATCTCTAAGGAGGCTCCCTCCAATATTGTGAAGAATAGTTCATTTCCCATTCTTCTAAATTGCATCTCAGCAAGTTTTGTTAATCAGAATATATTACTTCTGATACTTCCATGAACTGAAAGTTGAGTTTCCACTTCTTCCACGTCCACCTTTCTTTTTCTTCTTCTTGCTCTCCATCTTGTCTTGCTTCTGTGCAGCCTTGACAAGTTTCTTGGTAGCCTTGATTCCATTATCTAACAGTACTCTTGATACAGACATTAATTGCTTTGTCTGATTATCTGTATCTAAAGCTTCTGACAGGAACGCACCAATATTGAGAACTTCTCTAGCAGCATCTCTAACGTTGTTAATCTCATCTTTAACTTCAGCATAATCTCTAGTAAAGGTGTCTGGATTGAATACTCTTTCTCCAGTTAATTTGTCATACATATACTCATCATCACCCATTACAAGTGTTGACTTAGCAGCACCCTTTTTATTATATGTATGGAATCTGGTACCTAGCTTAACTAGTTTCTTATCAGCCTTTGATTCAAACCCAGTTAACTTGTCACCCTTCTTTGAAAGATGTTCTGTTACCATCTTTGTGAAATCACCATTCATCTTCTTTAATGGATCATTCTTAACAACTGTTAACTTCTTGCTACTGCTCTTCTTACTCTTTACATTAAATGACATACTACTTCTCCTTTAATTATAAAATATTTTAGACACTTGTTATCAAGTATCAGTTAAATGATATATGTTTCTATTTATATATCCATTACCTACTCGTAATGTCTTATATAAATATCTACATCTCTAATAGCTTATCTATTAAATCTTCATTAATAGATAAATTACAACGATAACTTCTAGTGCGTTTATCACGCTCTACAATCCACAACTCATAACTCTTAGTCAGTTGATTGTATACTAATAGATCGAATTGTGCTGATACACAATCTCTATACAATTCAAATACCATACCACCAATTTTATTAGATGATAGATTCATGAATTTGTATCTCTGATCTGATAATTCAGTATCGTTATTATAAGATACTGCGATTTTGATTTCATACACTGATAGATCTACTGTCATAACAAATATATCTCTATCAGGATTATCAAAATCAATTACTAATGCTGGAGCATACAAAGTAGCTCTATCACTATCAAGGATATCTATATATCCCGTAGTACCAAAATCAATCACTGGAATCTGTTCCTCTTTATATCTACTAAAAGAAACAACTCCATCATTTAGAAACAACCTACTGTCTCCACTACCAATATGAAAATTCCATATTCTCATATTTACTTCCTCCAATATCTTGTTAGGATTTTTATTAATTAAAGGGTATAAATTATATTATACCCTTTAATGTTAAATTACTTATTAACAGAACTGCTCATAATCAGCGTTCTTCTCGATGAACTTCTTAATAGTTGATGCTGTCTTTGGATATTCAGCTTCTGGTAATGACTTTAAGAAATATCTTCTATCACCATCATTATTGGCATCAAGATCTTTCTTACGGATCTTGCAATACTCTGTGAAGCAATCCATTCTAAATGAGTCAGTGCAAATCTCAAGTAAATCGAAAATCCACTTATTGATATTTACAAACAACTTCTGCTGATTCTCATTAAATGAATTAAACTTATTCTTTCTTTCAAGTAATAAGAATATCACTAACTGCTGAACTACTGCCATATCATCTGGTAACAATAACTGCATTAATGTTGGGAAGTTAACTTCCTTAGTTACTGCTTCCTCATATAAGAGAGTGATTAATTCTCTAATTCTGAATAATGACATCTGAGTATTCTTCAGCATCTTACTATCTGGAATTACAGATAATACATCCATTGCAATATCCTCTGGAATTCCATTCTTCTTCATCTTCTTAAGTTTCTTCTTAAGAATTCTTTGATTAATTGCTACTAGGTTACTAAAGTCTACATTAATCTGTACTGGTGTTTCACCTTCTTTAGCATTAGCTTTATTAGTAGCATTAATCTGAGTGATTGTTGTAATGATATCTCTAACTAAAGCTGGGAATAGTTGAAGATTATCAATAGGCTCTAAATCTCCATTCTCAACCTTATCGAGATACTTGTTAAATCTTTTTGCGAAATCCTCTCTAACAAGGAAATCATAGATTGATAATTTTGCTTTCTTAACCTCATCAATCTTACCATATCTAACAACTGTCTCAATCACTTCTGATAAGTAGTCACTGATAATGTCATCATAGAATAACTTAGCTGCCTTCTTCTTACTAATGTCATTCTTCTTCATCTTCTTAAGATACTTTTCATAACCTTCATCTGTACATAATTGTACACACTTAGCTACTTCCTTCTTAAGTGTAAATCCATTACCATTTCTTCTAACTACTACTTCATCTTTCTTGTTCTTCTTTGCCATGTTCGGCACCTCCCTATAAATAATAATTTGAATTAGGTTATTGTGCTCTAGTAAAATATTTAGAGACACAATAACCAATTCCATTTAATAGTATATCTACATAGCTAAATATTGATTACATAAAGTCGTTGAAAATATCATCTAGGACAATCTTCTTAGCAACATCCTTCTCAACATAATTCTTCTTCTTCTTTACTTCATCTAAATCTAGCTCATTAAGAACATCATCAACATTGTCTAATGATTCTTCAGTAGCCTCATCTAATTCTGCGATCCTGTCTGTAATCTTTTGAATCCTATCTGTAATAGGTGATAATCCAGAACCAATAAAGCATACTACATTATCCATAACCTTCTCAGAATTAACTGCTGTATGAGTGAATCCTTCAACTGGTTCACCAACGAATAGTTGTAATTCAGCTAAATTCTCATCAAACTTATCAATGATATTCTGTGATAAATTAACAATTAAACCAGTTCTCATAATCTTCTTATCACGCTGTAATTCTGCATGAGCATTAGTTTTAAGAATATCCTCAAGATGCTTATCAATAGACTTCTCATCTAAGTCCTTATCCTTAAATCCAATATAACGTGAAAGAACGATTCTACCTGGTGTATTAAGAATCATCAACATATCTCTCTCATCAATAGATGAGTATTTTGTAGGGATATTGTATTTGCATGATAATACTTTCATATCCTCTACAATTTCATTATTAACACTATCCATCATTTTATATGATGGGATATTTTTCATCTTATCATTATCATACATCATATAAGTCACATTATTCAACTTACCATACAATTCTTTAGTAAACTCAATCGTATTAGTCTGAGTTGAATATGGTTCTTTCAATGTTGGTAAAATACCAACTAAAATCATCTTAGTATCAGGAAATGATTTAGTAAGAATCTGAGTAAGCACTGGAACAATTCCAGATCCAGTTCCACCACCACATGATGAGATAATAAAGACAACATCTTTATCACCAACATGGTTAATAAATTTCTCAGATGAAATAATCTTACCTGCAACTTCCTGTAGGAATTTTTTAGCACCCTCTCTATTCTTACCAGCACCCTTAAGATCACCTAATGGGATTTTATACATATCATCTGGTACCATTGCTAAATCCTTCTCAGAAGAATTTAATACCATTGATTCAATTCCCTCTTTGTGAGCTACTAATGCTACTTGAGATCCTGCATTTCCAATTCCAATAACTCCAATCTTTAACATAATTCATACCTCCGTTTTGTTATAATAATTTTTATGATATCCAATAACTCAGAAATCATTACCTATTAGTATGAATACCTATTTTATTTTATCTTCAAATATTATCATTATACATGGATCTCTACTGTTAAAAACATTTGAGTAATGTAGTAATTATTATAATTACACGAAAGAAAGGATGGTTTATTTATGAGAAGATTAAATAAATCCAATCTCAAGATTACACGAGAGTATGCTGAGTGTATTCGAGATGTATCATATATTAAGGCTATGGTAGAAGATGGTGAAGTATCAGATGTTATTCTCGATGTTGATAATCAATTATCTGGAATTACAAGAGATGATGATAATGATACTATTGAGATCTTAAAGACTATAGATGATAATTCTGATTATGATAGACCTAGAGAAGTTGAAGCGATTATGAATAATCCATCAACTGATTTAGATTCATTATTAGATGAAGATGATATATTTCAAAGAAAGGATTGATTATTATGAGAGTGAATAGAGATATGTATGAGCGTGCAGCATTAGCTAGAGATATTGAATATATTACTTGTATGGTAGAAGATGCTGAATTAGCTGATAATATGCAAGATATTGAAAATTCTGATGTGTTATCACCAGTAAATGATGATACCATTTCTAATAAGCAAATCAATAGAATGGTTGATAGTATTGAGACAACACAAGATGAAGATGCTGAAGATGAAATTATGAGTATTGCATCCGCTGATAATGATCTTTCATTAGATGATGTTATCGGTGCTACTACTGATATTGATAAAAATATTCCTGATGATATTCAGAATACTATTGATAATGCTGTCAATACAGAATCTACATCATTAGATGATTTCGTAGATGATTGGTATTCTAACATTTTCTAATAAGTATTTAATGAATGAGGTGATAAGCCTATGGAAATTTTTACAGCATTATTTCCTAATGGGATCCCATCATCCAGTTTCTTTAGTGGTTGTATTTTAATCTTCGTAGTGGCATGGTATAATAGGGAATTAATTCATACATTGATTAAGAATTATATCACTGGAGAAGAAATGAATAGTAAGAAACATAAGAAATCACATAATGATGATAATGATAATAGTAAGCTAGAAGCTACAGTTGAAAAACTATCTTCGAGTATAGATTCTATTAAAGATGATAATAGGTTAATGAGAGATGATATAAACAAAAAGATGAATCAGTTTGAGGCTAATCTTAATGATAAAATCAATACTATATCTAACAGGTTAACATTTTTAACTGAATCTGATGCTATAGATAAGAGAGCTTATATTATTGAAAAATATATAAAGTATGTGGAACAAGGTGAACCGTTAGATATGGTTACATTAGACAACCTTAACAAAGTTTATGATACATACCTAAAAGAGAATGGAGATAGTTATGTGAAAGACTTGATGTCAAGATTGAGAAGACTAGAACTCAGTAAGCATATAGCTAATGATGTTGATACCCATGACAATTAGAGAATATAATGGAAATGAATCTATTAGTATTATTCATTTCCATTATATTTTTACTATGATTTTAGAAACCATTAAGATCATTAAATAAACTTAGATCAATATCTTCTGTATTTGAATAATCATCAATTACACCATCTGATGTATTATCATATACATTATTAGTTTCAAAATGTTTAGACCTACTCTGTCTTAATGAATTATATTGAGATTTAATAATATCCTCTCTGATACTATCTTCATAATTCAATACCTTATCAAACATTTCTTCATCTTCAATAATTTGTACATATTCCTGTGGTAGAATATCTCTAATTCTTTCTTTAGTAATAATACCAGAATTTTCTTCTACACCATCATATACATCAGTTCTATAGAATCCGAAGTATCCTAAATTATTTCCATGATAGTATACATACAGTGCAATCAAATAAGACATAATACTATCATCATGTCCACCTTGCCTAGCTTCAATCTTACCACTTCTAGTTCTTACTAATCCAGTAATATCTGAAATGATATTCTTAGTAATGAAATCATCTTTATTCTCATTAATTCTCCTAGATAAGATACTAAACATATCTTCCCTAGATTTAGAATTAGTATATACTCCATAATGTGTTTTAACTGTAGATTTAGCTTTCAACATAGATTCCACAGTTTCTGCCTCTCTCATCTTCTGCTCTACTAAGTCTCTATCTTTATCAAAATAAAGATTATTAGCAATTCTTGATCTATTCATTAAATGATCTATAATACCATCACCTACAGAGTTTCTCTCTATACAGATAATTGCTCTAGGAATATATTCTGTAACTAATGATTCAATTAACATCTCATAAGCTGTTTCTCCAATATATGGAGATTTAAATTCAGCAACTGGTTTTACTGTATATGGATTTAATATCGTAATAGCATTATTATCAGAACTGGTACCTGTAGAACAGTCTATTCCAACAATATATGGAATATCTTTTCTAAGTGTCTCATAGATATCAAACTGATAATATTCTTGAATGAATATCGTATCAATAGGTTGATGAGTTGTACTAGTGATATACTCGATATCTTCTCTTGGATATGGTGATAAATCAGAACCATGAATTCTCTGTAATAAAATTTCTCGTCTTACAGTTAATGGATCACCAATCTTCTGAGAGATTTCCTTTAACCACGTATTGTCTAATCCAATTTGATAATACTGATATTCTATATATAAGATTCCATTAGATCCAGCTTTGGTTAATATATTGGTAATTTCTTCTGGTGTTTTATCATACAATTTATCATTCCATCTATATGTAGAATCTAATAATGTTTGTGCTTGTTGACCAGCTTTAGTATCCAAATCTCCAGGAGTACAAGTAAAGATTCTTGCTGAAGTTGCACCATTCGCTAAAGACCTTCTATGTGCTGTTTCAAATGTTGATACAGCATTTTTTACAATAGTATCAATATATGGACTAAATTCAGGCTCATCACAATAGTGAACTGGTGCAGTCATACCTCTTGCTATAGATAGTGCCATATCATAAGATGTTGCTTTAGATTTTATATTTATTTTATTACGATTTACTGGATGTTCATATGCTGTAGCATTAGCTTTACCTTTTGTTACTTTACCATCTTCATCTGTAATAGATTTAAATCTCATATAAGGTGGTAATGCATCTATAATAACACCAGTTCTTCTTAAGTTCTCTTTAGCTTGATCTCCATCTTTATTCAAATAGATGAATGTAGAATTAGTTGTTCCAAAATGATATATCCAAACTAATAATACTAATGCTGATATAGTTTTACCTTGCTGTCTAGGAAGACATAACCATGAATCTAAATTATTTAATGTACACCAAGCTTGTGCTATATTTCCTCTATTAGCTTTATATGGAACACCTTCACTAGCACCACTATCTGCAATTCTAGCAACTTCTCTTAAGAAATACCATGGATTACATTTACACTCCATAATAACTCTATCAATCTGATCTGTAGTTAAAGTACAATTACCTTCACTATCTTTAGCATGAGGATTAACACCAATCAATGATAGGTCTTTAATCTCTAACATGAAATACCAATTCTTAATACCTAGAGTTTTTAAATCTTTAGCTAATGTTAGAAATGATTTATTAGGAGTTCCTACATCATAATACTTACCTTTAGTTTTTATTACTCGTCTTTTTTCCATAGGTTAATAATTATCCCCCTATCTTTGGACTAAGTTTCAATACATCATTATCACTACTATCCATCATTAGTGATCTATCAATATATCTATTTAATTTCTCTATATGCTCTGGAAGAAATACTATAGAGTATTTATCAATAAACCCTTTAATATCTCCAAATCCTTGCTTATAGTTAATAAAGATATCTCTATTATGTACAGCTTCATGAATAGTAGATGATAACATAACTACCTGAACTCTATTTGCTTCATGTTCTTTCATAACCATATCTGCAATACGGAATGATGTAATCTTCCATTTCTTATATAAAAAATATTCAATCATAATAGAGCAATAATCATATAGATTAAAAATTGGTCCATGATGCATCTCTATTGGAACATCATCATCAGTTAATTCAGATAATACTTGACATCTATTTAACTTAACCTCTTTCTTCAAAAAATCAATATACTTCTTATACCTATCACAAGTCCTGACTTCTTTTTCCACACCATTAATAAATTTAGATGCTGCATCAGAATTAGAAAAATATTCAATACCCTTAGTAAAACTGAGTGTATATAATGCAGTATTTGAATCAACTACTGGTGTCAATTTATCAGTACTATAAATGATATTAGGTAAAGATTTTGACATTATTAATCACCTTCCTTTTATCTTTATCCTTAAGAAATTGTGGAGCATAGAAAAAAGGAAGCCCCTAATGGGCTTCCTCATCACCTCCTTTCTCTTTATCAGAGAGAAGCTCTTTACAGAGCTCAATGGCTGCCATCTTATCCTTTGCGGATAGTATGAAGCCATTCGCATGGCAGAAGAGAACTCTGCCACCTGTGAGTTCTAAGAGCTCCTCTCTAGGCACTCCCCACCATGCCTTAGGGAAGGTTGTTCTAGTCTCCCTAGAACCTGGCACAGTCGGAACTAACTGTACCATCCAGCCTTCCCTGTCACTAGGGAAGAGCACAAATAACGGCTCCTCCTTAGCGACAATCACAGAGGACCATGGAGCTGGAGTGTCGAGCTCCACAATCCTCTTATCTTCGGATGCTTCAAATTGGGATTCCACCAATTCAAGGGCATCCCACTTTTTCATTTCTGAATCAATGAGATGCCCTAAAGCGTCCTTTGCAAACTCCACAGCATTTTCAAATGCTGTGTTAGCTTCAGAACGGGAATCATTCCAGCCCAGGTTGAATGAGCTGATAATCGTGGAGACAGGATTACCTTCTCCATAATTATCATTCACATCAACTGGGAGTACCAACTCCCGATCAATGGCTTCCCAAACTTGATCTGGGAGAGAACCTTTCAGCTCTCTCCAGAACAAGCCGAAAGAGGAATATTTAATGCCCCCCTCTCTCTCTGGGGCTCCGTTGAAGTGGTGAT